TGCTTCCAACAGATATATCTAATTGATATAAACCTGTTTCTCCTGAAGGAGGGGTTAAAGTTCCACCACAAGGTATACCACATTCTTCACATATTGTAAGTGGCCCTAAAAGACCGCTTACCTGATTTCTGTATTCATTATTATATTGATAAAAACCATCAGGTGATATGGTTGTTAAATGTATGTCATCATATACTCTAGTTGCAGTTGCAAAACTTGATGAGTCTATAAATTTATTTACTATACTTGGCATAATTTAATTTTAAGGTGTTGGTGGTTCTTCACATTCGCAGCACGCTTCTGTTGGGCTTGCAGCATCATAACAAAATTGTAATGGTGTTGGCTCTCTGAAATCCCAAACTAGATATATGTAACTTGCTTGATTACTATATGTAAAGCTAGCTTGATATTCAGGGAACGAACCTGTTATTGGACTTGCTGTGTTTAATAACGGAATTAATGTTGCTAAGTCAGCTTCGTCATAATTTGTGTTACTGATTAAATACTTAAACTTATCTTGACTTGGCACAAACTCAAATGTTTGTCCTGCATTTTGTCTGTTTTTCATTGTAACTACAGAACCTAAAGCAGGTAGTGTGCCAACTGATGCGCTTCCTGTTGTTTCATTAAACAAACTAACAGCATCTTCATCAAGTGTTACCTGATTTGTGCTATAAGGACTTACGTCAGTTCCTAAAGCCCATCTATATCTACATGTAGTTGTAAGGTCTGCATCTCCTGCAAAATTAATAACAATCTCTTTTACAGTTAATTCATCTGCACTAGGACAACCAAAGTCTATTTCGTATGTAACAGGGTCAACTCCAGGGGTTAATGTAACACTTGCATTTGTTGGAAAGTTAGATAGTTTGTCAAAAGTTACAAATCCATTTCCTGTTACAGTTTGATTAACTACAACTACACCATCTAATTCTACCACAATAGTTAATGGGTTGTTTGTTTCGTAATCAAATTTAACAGTTCCAATTACTGTGGTTAAATCAATATCTAAACTATACTTGGTTGTAGAATTATTAATTAACAAAGTATATCCACATTCTCTTATAATTTTAGGTTGAGGTATTTTTCTTGTGTTAGAACTTAATACAAACTCATTCATGTATGGATCAAATCCACCTAATTTTTGAGTTTCAAAAGCATCAACAAATAAGTCTCTAAACCATGACCTCATACCAACTTCAGATATAACACCTAGTCTTCCACCTGTATCACCTCTACTTCCTGCTCCTTTTAATTGAATAACAGAACTTCTTTTTGCATCAGTAAAAAATACATCTTGTCCATAAACTGAAAAACTTTCAGGGTTATTACTTATTCCATATTCTTCAACTCTAGCTAACTGTGTTCCTAATACTTCAGGTACTGAAGTAATAGCTCCACCTGCAGCTGCATCAGACAGTAAGTTTTTTCCTACAAGCAAAGAAGATATTTTGTCTTCTTGTAAGATTAATATGTCTGTTTGTCTTGAGTGCATTCTTCTAACAGGCCCATAAGATGTTTCAAGTGTTTTAAAATTAGCCAACGCTAAATTAAATTGATTTAACTTATTTAAGTTAGTTTCTTGATTAAACACTCCGCTATAAGTTATATCACCAAACCTATGAGATTCTTTATACTGTTCTTCAGATACAGAAGTTACTTTGTCTCCTAAACTTAATGTAGGCTTTATTAAAGCATCTAAAACGGTATTACTTTCAACACCATTACCAAAAGTAAAGCAATTAAAAAATGTTAAATCTACAATAGCAGGGTCTGTTAATGTTTGGTCTTGGTCAGCATCTGCATTTCCTGATAAATGAAATCCGTTTACAATATTAAATGTTTGCTCGTTTTCATAATACAATTCATCGTTTGCATCTAATGGCTCTGTTTCAAAAACCATTAAAGAAGTAGCTCTATTTATTGTAACTTCAATGTTACCAAAAGAGTTTCTTTTATCAGGTGAAGAACAATTAGGTGTTCCGTTTCTCCAACACATAAATTGCCTACCACTAGATGCTTCTTCTGCAAAAAACACTACGTTTTGCCCTGCCCCTCCTGGGAGTCCAATATTAAACATTGGGAAAGGAAATGATTGAATTGTTTCATCAAATGAAACACTATTAATAGTATCATCTGAACCTGTTGTTGCACCATTTGTAAAATCTATATTGTCTCCTATAGCCCAAGCATATAAACTGTCGTAATCTTGAGAAGCTGTAAATCTTTTTTCATAATCGTATGTACGACTACCACACTTACTTCCTCTTCTATTTCTGTGCGCTCTTAATTTAATTCTAACAAGACTACCTGCAGGTACATCATAAGGCTTGAACTCCAATTCTCCTGGGTCTCCAAAATCAGGATTTTCAAGAGATGTGCTTACTTCTGTAACACAATAAGTTCCTCTACAATCATCTTTTCTATCAATAAAAGCATTGGGTGGATAATTTGCAGCAAAACCATTTGGCTTTAACTGCATATAAGTTCCCCCTAATTGTCCACATGCAGGACTTCCTTCTATTAATTCTCCATCTGCATTTTTTTCGCAAAGAAAATCATCTACCTCTACGCCAAAACCTAAGACCTTTGTAGACGCACAATTTAACACAGCGCCATTTGTGTCGGATTTTACAAATAAAGTGTCATTGTCTTTTACTTTATCTCTGTTGTCTCCTTCAAGCTTAAAGTATATTAAACCTGTTTCTTCTTCTTGAAAAAATATGTTTGAGTAAATAGTTCTATATAATCCTTTTGATTCTTTTATGACAAACTTATACTTAGTTGCCCAATATGGAGGGTAGTTATTTAACTCAACTCTAATGTTATTTTTTGAGATAGATTTATCACATGGTATAAAAACTGTATTATCTGTATCAACTAAAGCAGTAGTACTTCTTCCATATTCATCCATGTATACAATTCCTATTTCGTAATCTCTATTACTATGTAAGGATTGTTTTGAACTATCTTTAGCATATAAACCTGTCGCATCAATTGCTCCTAAATACTCGTAAGCAAATACCCCCATTGGTGTTGGAGGATTTTGTGTTTGGTCATATTGTTCGAATTTTAATGCTGGAAAAGTAAAAGAAACTTCATCACTACCTTGTGAGGCTTCAATTAAAATACCTTGCGGTGTACCTGTTATACCAAATCCAACATACTCCCATTCATTTTTAGTAACTACACCACAATTAAAAAGGTCAGTTTGACTACTTCCTGAAGTACAGTTTGATTGACAAACATTAAAACAACTTGAGTTAGCTATAGGTACAAAGTCACTAACAGCATTTATAAACTCAGCACTTGTAACTAACGCAAAAACACTCGGATAATCTTGTTGTATATTAAAAAGAAAAGTTCTGTCATATGAGTTTTCAGGTTGTGTTCCATCATTATAAGACGCATCACCTCCAAACTCACTACTTTCATAAGAAAAAGATACACCTATCTGTGAGCCTGCTATTAAATCTAGCCCACTAAAATCAATTGTGGTTTTTGCATTATTTACATTAACACTACTTCCTTGTATTGTATATGTAACAGGTTCTAGTGTTCCATCAATTTCATCTGCAGTAAGATCTTCTGATATTAAAGATAAGTTGTAGTCTAGGTATATCTCTTTACCTTGTGAGTTAACTACATCGTATCCATCAATATAGTTACCATACATTAATCTATTACCCATAATTGTTTGAGCTTGAGCCTTTTTAGGCACGTTATCAAACAACCTAAGCAACTGAGCTTCAGGTAAAGTTGTAAATATTTTTTTATTAGTAAATGGTAATGTTTGAAAAGTATTGTCTTGCCAACCTTCATTTATCTTGTTAAATCTTTCAATAACATTAACCGTTTGACTTGTGCTAAACTTAAATACTACATCTATATCTTTTACATTTCTACCACCTGTATTAAATGTAACATCAGTAGTATTAAACTGATTAAGCATTCCATCATTATCATAGGTGTCGTAATTTATTTCAAAAGGCCCAGGAGTAAAAGCAACTTGACTAAAAGGTGATAAAGCTGAATACTCTCCATCTTCATATTGCCACCTATAAGCAAAGCTTAAAAAAAGTTGCTCCATGTAATTTTCACCACCACCTAATTGATAACTGTCTAAAGTAGGTGGATTTAATGGAGGGGCTAATATAACACCTATGTCTTGCTCTGTAATCTCATCAACTGTTGTAAAGTTGTTAGGTCTTAAGTAAGTTCTATTTACGTTTATTTTTCTAGGAGGATTTAAGTTGTCTGTAAAAAACAATAAATCACCTATCAAATTAACTCCGTTAACTAAATAATCTTCATCAAAATTTAATATAGAAGTAGATATTACATGATAGAATAAAACAAATGTTCTTGTGTTATAAGAAACAATTAAATCCACCTTTCCTGTAGATGATAAAGTATTTGACTTATCGTGTACAAACCAATATATGGTTTCGTTTGCACCATCTTCATAAGCACCAATACATCTAGCATTAGGACTTAATGGTTGGTTTAAAAATTCTAGCTCAACTACTAAATCATTTCCTTTTGAATTCTCAACAGCACCTATTTCAGTACCTTCTGTTGAACCCAATCTTACGTTTAATGCATCTATGTATTCGCCTTGAGGAACTAATCGTTCATCAATGCTTTTGTTCATTCTACCTGCAACAAAGTTCTTTTGAATTTTAGCCATGTTATTTTATCCACTTGTTTTGTCCCCTTAGATTCATTAATAATCTCCCTGGATGTATATTGCTCAATCTTAATTTTGCGTTCCTTAGAAGGGCTGATTTCTCCTTTCTAGCTCTATTTATGATATACTCTTGTATTCCATATTTACTTGAAAGAATAACAAATTTCATATATGAATAAATAAATTCTTCAAAAAGCTTGTTAACGCTTATCTCTGAGTCAACTCCATTTTCCATACCATCTGATACGTACTCCAATACACAAAGCTCACCTGCCATATCAGAACTAAAATTTATTACTCCTGATTTTTTGTTTATTTTAAAAGTAGGATTTGCATTTGCTGTTTCTGTATTTAATCCATATCTAGCACCTACAGGATACTCGAAATACCAAAGTCCATTGTAGAAATATCCTTCTTGTCCATTGTATTGACTTTGTTCGTTTAAGTAAATACTTTTCTTACCACCTGTAATTCTTTGTAAATCAATAGTTGAAGTAGATGGTTTTAATATCTTACCTTCATGGTCAAACAGTATTCTACAATTATTATCTTGCAAATATGCATCACTCCAATTTGTTTGTATGTTTTCAGTAAGTGGTAATAATGTTCCGTTTTTATATAAAGAAATTCTGACCCAATTTACATAGTCATGTGGTAATACATATCTTAGTGTATCACAAACTTCTAATTCTAAAATTTTAATTTCTTTCATTGAATCGTAATTCAACTCTTGAATAGCTCTCTTGGCATGAAATATAATATTAAATCTCTCAACATTATTTATCAACTTATCATTTCCAACATACATTAAAATAAAATTATTTACAATGTCATTTAATGATACATACTGATATGAACCCCAATTCTCATCTAATGTGCTTGGGTTTCCTGTATTTTCGTAATACTGATATTCTGTTATATATGCCATAATTTATCCTTCTTGTTGGTCTGATTCCTTTTCTTCATTTTTTGCAAATTGTACTAATTGCGCTTCTCTTATAGACACTCCTGCGTACTGAAGAATTTTATTGACTAAATTAGTTTGGTCAGAATCAGGTAATTCAAAATCCTGATAATCAGGAGCTGTTTCATCAAAACTAGGTTCTCCTCCTGTAATAATATTAAAATATGTCCAATTAGGATCTTTAGGGTATCTTATATATTGACCTATAATTGTTCCTTCTGTTGTTAAAGTGTTTGGATATACAGTAATAGTATTTCCATAAACAGTACTATTTGCTCCACCTAAAACATAAGCTGGAAATGTTGAGTTTGGTTGAGTTAAAGGTGATGAGTTTAAATAAAATATTTTGTTTTGAGAAACTCTTTCAACTTCAGTTATTCTTGATGTACTTAAAATAGCATAACCTTGATTCTGAACTATACCTATATTTGAAGATATTGTTAATTGGTTTTGACTATCAACACTAACTACAAAAGCACTATCACCTGTAACAATTACTGAAGTGTCAAGAGGGTTTGTAACACTAACAACTAACATTCCTGGCTGAACACCATCAGCTATAAAGTCTGCATTTTGGTCTACTATTCTATCTTGAGAAACTACTGTAACTGCACCTTGAGTAATAAATAATGGATAATAATTTATCTTATTCATTAAATAATAATCTTGAGGCAACTCGTAAGTATTTAGCCCACTTGTAACTAAAGACTTAGTAGAGGAAAAGCTATCGACAACTTCTTCTATTCCTTTTAAAACATCTGCATACCCTGATCCTGAAACTCTAGCGTTTTGTTTTACTATCTGTGAATTATATTGATAAAAATAATCTTCAAAAATATCTAATTGTGCTTGCTTTGCATATAAGTTAAAATCATTAGGTGTTATATAACCAAAATTGTT